ACGTCCTGTAATTTGGCGCGCATGGCACGCGGCGGGATATGATCGATCGAATTAGCAGGTGCCCCGCAATAAATACAAGGGGTTAGATACTCATAACAGCTTTCCGCTGCATATAAGACCTCCCTACACTCACGAACCTGTGCGAGCACGTAATCGGAATTCCCAGGTTGCATGTCTCAGCCTCCATTGCAATGCATTGCTACGCTACTTATAGCATACCGCTCTGAAAGCACGCAACCTCGCGCCTCCTACGGGTTCACCCGCCTCCGTATCGCCAACCTCCCATCAATCCAGGCCCACCGTAGGTTGTCAAATAGAAATCCAAACGGTCTATTGCGGTTTTCGGCCAAGGCTAAGGCCCGCCCATCATTGACGACAACGCTGCCGACGCTATGACTTTTGCCGCTGTGGGTGCAAGATGGCTTAATATTCCAGTAGACGAACGTACTCCTGAACAGATTGAGTCTTTCATGAAAGTAGAGTGGCCCGACGATGGCCTATAGGGCTGCACGGGGAAGCACGGCTAAACAAGAGCCTTTAGATGTTCTTGCCATTGCGCAAGAACTAGAGCAGGCAATGCTGACGCAGGCACGCCAGCCAAACATCTACGCATACAAGCCGCACCCCAAGCAGATAGAGTTCCACAGCCTCCAGCACCACGAACGGCTCTTCGTTGCTGGTAACCGTTCCGGTAAATCTGTTGCGTCTGTAATCGAAGGTATTTGGTATCTCACTAAGACGCATCCTTACCGCAAGACCCCACAAGGTCAAGTTCGTGGGCGTGTGGTCTGCGTTGACTTCCTCAACGGTGTCGACAAGATTATTCTGCCTCTATATAAGCAGTGGCTCCCAGCCGAGTACCTTATTGATGGCTCATGGGAAAAGTCCTACTCTGCACAGCAGCACACTTTGACGTTAAAAGATGGCTCCTTTGTGGAGTTCATGTCGCAAGACCAAGACCTTGACAAGTTCGCTGGAACTAGCCGACACTTCGTCCACTTCGACGAGGAATGCCCTAAGGTCATCTTTGACGAGTGCAAGATGCGTTTGCTTGATACGGATGGTGACTGGTGGATTTCTGAAACACCAGTTGCAGGTATGGAATGGATTTACGATGAGTTATACCAGCCCTACATGGAAGCCCTCGAAAAGGGTGAAGAGCCACGTATCGGACTTGTCCAGATGCGCACAGACGAAAACCCCTACCTCAACAAAGAAGCGCTCGAGCGCGTCTTCGGCACGATGGACCAAGAAAACAAAGCTGTCCGTTTTGGCGGTGAGTATCTTGCTATCTCTGGCGCTATGTATCGTGACTTTAAAGAGATTACTCACGCCAATCAGAGTTTCGAGGACTTCGAGTTCAACCCCGGAGAAATGCGTGTTTATCTCACGGGCGACCACGGAATCAACAACCCTACCGCCTGGCTATGGATTGCAGCCGACATTAAGGGTGGACTCACCGTCATCAAAGAGTACTACCAAGCGAACGCTACTGTTGCTGACCATGCTGCTGCTATTCATCGTATTAATGACGAGCTTAATTGCACTCCCTACATGGTGACTGGCGACCCTGCTATGAAGCAGCGGTCAGGCATCACGGGCGAAAGCATCATCTCTGAATACGCCAAACACGGCATCTATATCAACGTTGACGGCATCCCCCGCCAAAAAGAAGTTGGTATTAATAAAATCATGCAATACCTGAAAATCAACCCCAAGACGGGGAAGCCTTTCTTAATGATTCTGCGCGAATGCCACAACACTATCCGCGAACTAAAAGCTGCCAAGCAAAACAGGTTCGTGAACAAAAAGATTGCGGCGCAAAAGAATCAGCCAGAGGGTCAGCGTGAAAAAGATGACCACACTACAGACGCTCTCAGGTACTTGATGACGTTCATGCCAGACCTTACCCCTGAGGATTACGCAGGTACATCTGAGGATAAGTATGAGTATGCTGAGGAGCTTTTCGACGTTACTTACACTTGGCGTACTGAGCTTGAACGTCGCAATTCTAGGGCCCTTGGAGGGTGGACAAGGGTCAATCAAGGCGGTTCTTCCGCGGACTTTACCGGAATGGAGTAGCATTTTGGTGTATCATAAGTCTCAACTTACTAAGGAGTTCTAATGCCCAGTGGCAAAGCACGTCTCGTAGAGATGATGACCCTGTACCCTCAGCGCTGCATCATCACCAACTACCCCAACGAACGAAACCAGAAGCCAGCGCTAGACCTTGGCTTCGAAATTGAAGGCTTCGGACACGCTTACGTATCAAACCTTGGTATGGAATGGCTTGCCCGACAGTTTGGATTCATCACAGAAGATGACGCCAACACTCAGCTCGCTGAACTAGCTTCAGAGAACGACCAGCTCAAAATCCGTATCAAGGAACTCGAAGCCAGTGTGGCTCGCATTCCAGAAACTGTTGAAGGAATTCTCGATGGACTCAAATCTCTCTCTGTTGGCGCTGTCAACGATTTGCTTGGCATTGTTGGGGAGCCTACTGTTCCTGCTGCTGAGGATGCAGAAGATGGTGCAGGAAGCGACGACTCCGCTACTGAAGCAACTGGACGAAACAACAAGACTTCTCGCAAGTAAAGACGCGCTGGCATACAGCGAATTGGCCTACGCCAAACAACGTGAGACTCAAATATCTGCATACGAGGGCGCAACACGGTACTATACAGGTGACGCACTTGCACAAGAAGAGGCCCGAATCACGGGTGAACTCTCCGAAGAAATTCAGTTAGACGAGGAAGACCTAGATGCCATCACAGCAGTCTTTGGATAAGCAGGTCAGCTCTTCGCTGGCTGAAACCCAGTCAATGCTTGAGCCATCCCCAGCTAATGGGGCAAAGCTTGCAGACCCCCAGACAGCCAAAATCACACCAGAGGGCGAGATGAACCCCCTGATGCTGAACGCTGCACAGGTTAAGAAACTTGCTGACAGCGACGACGGCCGTAAGCTCGCTGATTGGATTATGCGCCAGTACAACACCATGCGTTCTGTGCGTCGCCCCTACGAGCGTCAGTGGTACACCAACCTGTCGTTCTACATGGGTAAGCAGTACGTTGAATGGTCTAAGCATGAAGAGCGTCTTGTCCCCATGCCCAAGCTGGACAAGTACACCCCTCGCATCACTGTAAACAAAGTACGCCCCATTGTACGTACCGAGATTGCAAAGATGACTTCTCAGCGCCCCACAGCGTCAGTTATGCCTGCAAGCAACGATGATGATGATGTCTTTGCAGCACGCGCTGGCGAGCAGGTCTGGTCTTCGCTATATGACCGACTGAAGTTTGACAAGACGCTGAGCACTGCCGCGTTCTGGGCAAGTATTGCTGGCAACTCCTACATCAAGACCTACTGGGATGACCAAGCATTCGACTACACGTCCGGCGTGTACGGAGACATTCGCTGGGCTCCGCTTAGCCCTTTCAACATTCTTGTTCCTGACCTTCTCGAAGAAGACATTCAGGCACAGCAGTTTGTTCTCTGCGTATACGCAAAGCCAATCGAATGGATTGAGCTGGCATACGCAGACGTTATTCCTCCAGGAACCAACATTGCATCTTCTGGTGACGTAGAAGACTTACTGTCTCCTATGAAGATGGGTATCACCCCTAACAGCAATGCACGTCCGCCCAGCGCTTTGCTTATTGAAGCGTGGATTAAGCCTGGTGCTACCAAGTTGCTACCACAGGGTGGCTTTGTGACTATCGTCAACAACCGCATCATTCAGGCTGGCCTTAAGGGCCTGCCCTACTCGCACGGCGAATATCCTTTTGCAAAGATTGACCACATTCCTACTGGTCGCTTCTACACTGAGTCTGTTATTACCGACTTGATTCCTTTGCAGATTGAGTACAACCGTACGCAGTCGCAGATTATTGAAGCTAAGAACCGTACCTCAAAGCCTCAGGTTATGTATGACGAGGGTTCTGTAGCGCCGCAGAAGATTACAACCGAGCCTGGTTTGTGGATTCCTATCCGCCCCAACGCTCAGCGCCCACAGCCTCTCCCTGTTCAGGATTTGCCCGCATACGTTGTTCAGTTCAACGAGCGTCAGCAGATGAACTTTGAAGACATTTCGGGTCAGCACGAAGCTACTCGTGGCCAGGCTCCTGGTGGTGTTAGCGCAGCTACTGCTATTGCTTACTTGCAGGAACGCGACGACACTTACCTTGCGCCAACTATCCGCAGTATTGAGGCTGCTGTACAGACCGTAGCGCGCCAGAGCCTTACTCTTGCTGCCAGCTACTGGGACGTTCCTCGCCTTGTTAAGTCGACCGGTGAAGATGGTGGCTACGAAGCTTCCCTCTTTAAGGGTTCTGACGTGGCACGCGGTACTGACTTGCGCGTTGAGGCTGGCTCTGCACTGCCTTCGTCCAAGTCTGCACGTATGGCAAACGTTATGGACTTCATGAAGTTTGGCTACATGAGCCCACAGGAGGGCTTTGAGCTTCTCGACATGCCTATGCTTCAGCAGTGGACTACTCGCCGCGGTATCGACAAGCGAGCTGCGCAGCAGGAGAACATCGACTTCAAGCGTATTCCTGTTGAGCAGATTCAGGTCGCTGAGCAGATGTACTTGATGATGGGTGGCGGTCAGCCTGACCCCGTCACTGGTGAGGTTACTCCACGTCCAAGTGTTATTCCTATCAACGAGTGGGACAACGACGACGTGCACATTGAGATTCACGAACTTATGCAGAAGGGTTCCAGCTACAAGCTGCTTCCTCAGCACGTTCGTGACGAGCTTGAAAACCACGTTGCTCAGCACAAGGCTCGTCGCATGGCGCGCATGATGGGTGCTATGCCTCCTAGTGGGCCTCAGCCTGGTGGCGCTTATGAGCCTGGAAACTCTGGAAGCATTAATCCTCCAGCGGGTTCTGAGCCTATGCCTCCAATGCCTACATCTACAGACATGGCACCAGGTTCTGCAACGGGACAGTAATTTGAGGGTTCTCGTGTATAGTTAGTCTTATGGCTAACCAAAACGATAACCCCACTGTTGCAGACCTTGATTTGAGCGGCATTGAAGGGTTTGGTGATGGAACTCTCGTAGATGAGACTCCAATTACTGCTCCCGTAGATGACACTCCCGTCGAGGCCCCTGAAGCAGACGCTCCTGTAGCTGACGCTTCACCCGTCGATGACGGTCCCATCTCCTGGTCCAGTATGGAAAAGCTCATCCCAGAGCCTCTCCACGAAGACCTCAAGCCGGTTGTTGAAGAATGGCGTCGTCAGTACGAGCGTGTACTTGACGAGACTCAGCCCTACCGCGCATACTCCGACCAAGGAGTGTCTGCAAAGGACATCGAGCTTGCCATCAGCATTCAGCAGGCACTCATTTCAGACCCCAAGAAGTTCTACGAAGGTCTGGGCGAGACATACGGTTGGAACCAGCAGCCCCAGGCAGCAGCTCCGACTCTTGCGCAGCAGTACGCTGCAATGGGTCAGGCTCAGCCGAAGCCAGCAGCTCCAGCTTCTGAGTGGGACAGTTTCTTCGGTGAAGAGGCTACGCCAGAACAGCAGGCCGCTATGGCAGCTGACCCTCGACTTCTTGCAGCTATTGAAGCTCAGCAGGCTCGACTTGACCAGCTGGAGCAGATGCAGCAGCAGGCAATTCAGGCGCAGCAGCAAGAGCAGGCTATGGCAGCTGGTCGTGCGCAGCTTGAAGGTGAACTTGCAAACCTTGAAGCAAAGTACGGACAGTTCGACCGTGCAGAAGTTGTTAAGCGTGCAATCGCTAACGCATCTGCTGGTCAGGACCCCAGCGTCGCTAAGGCATTCCACGAACTCAAGGACTACGAAGACCGTCTGCGTAGGCAGTTTGTCTCCACTCGTCCACCAAAGGTGATGGGGTCAGGTACGGGAATACAGCCTCCAGTTCCCGCCGACCTCAGCACTGACGATGCGAAGCGTGAAGCCGCTTTGGCACTTGCAATTCGCCTGGGAGCTGACAACCCAACCAGCTACCAGCGCTAACCACGCCACGCCCAATGTTGTTGGCTAGGTGACAAAGTAACCTGAGACTCTGATAATCTTTATTGAATGGCCGTCCTTACGGCTAGGATATGAAACATCAAGACTCAGGTAACACTCACCTAGCCAACAACTAAGGAGCACAAAATGGCTGATGGAGTTTCGCTTGCCGTTGGAACTGCTATTCTCAAGCAGATTTATTCCGATGGTGTAAACGAGCAAATCAACAACGAAACAATCGCTCTTGGTCACATCAAGAGCACCTCGAAGAACATCACTAACGTCGGTGGTGCCGGTGTAGCTTTCGTAGCTCACTTCGGCCGTAACCACGGTATTGGTGCTCGTAACGAGCTCGAGCGCCTTCCTGCTGCTGGTCAGCAAGTTTACGCTCGTGGTACCACTGGGCTGAAGAGCCTCTACGGTGCTATCCAGGCTACTGGTCAGGTTATGAACCAGGCTAAGAGCAACCCACAGTCGTTCATCGACTACGTGGGCGAGGAAATGACTCGTCTCAAGACTGACCTTGCCAAGGACCAGAACCGCCAGGTTTACGGTGACGGTACCGGTACTCTTGCGACCGTCAAGACCGCTGGTACTTCTGTAACCACCATCGAAGTAGATGACACCATCTACCTCGGTATCGGTGCACGTATCGACGTTCTGACCGCATCTACCCTCGTTAACGTAACCCCAACCCCACGCAACACCAACGCGTACCTCACCATCACCAACATTGACGAAGACGCAAAGACCATCACGGTTGATGCAGCTGTCACCGTTGGCGTAGGCGACGCACTGGTTCGCTCGGGACGTACTTCTTCTACCTCGGGTACCAACTCGTGGAACAAGGAGTGGGCTGGTTTCAAGAAGATTATTTCTGACACCGGTTCTCTGTACGGCATCGACCCAGCTCAGTACTCTGACTGGAAAGCAACCGTCAACACCCCCGCAGACTCTGGTGGCGTTCTCACCGAGCTTGACCTCGACCAGGTCATCCTCGACGTTCGTCGTAAGGGTTCCAAGCCTACGCGTATCATCACCACCCACGGTGTGTACCGCGCATACTGGAACGCTCTTCAGGGACTGCGTCAGTACGTCAACAAGACCGACCTTAACGGTGGTATTGGTGGCGGCCTCTCGTTCACCACTCCTTACGGAGACATCCCAATGATGACCGACTTCGACGCTCCAAAGGGTACCGCTTGGTTCCCCAACGACAAGGAAATCGCTCTCAACACCAACGTTGGTTGGGAATGGATTGACGAGCAGGGTGCAACCTGGCAGAAGATTCCTGGTTACGACGGCTTCATTGCTGAAATGCGTAACTACTCGGAACTCACCACTTACCGTCGCAACGCGCATGGTAAGCTGCACGGTATCAAGGAAGTCTAATAACTCCCTTGTAACCTAGTTCGGTTACCAGAAGAACCCCCCGTGTTCCTTTCCGCGGGGGGTTCTTCATGTATCCTGAGTCTCATGGTAATGACATTTGAACACTTAGGCCTCCCTGAGAAGGGTCGCCATATTGCACAGATTCTTTCGGACTATGACCACGAGCTTCACTTAGAGAAGCTTCCCCCGCAACACCCCTATCTGATAGAACAGCCAGATAAACCCTACGCTGTGATTCACAGGCCGCTAGGTTTGCCCGAGTACATCATTAAAGTTTTCCCCGAATCTATGCTGGATGAACGTATCCTGGCGCAGGTTTTTGAGTGGGACACTAGCCGCTTTGGTGGCAAACTGGATAAGTTTGATGCACTAGGCCACGCAAAGTTCATTCTTGACGAGCGCAAGCGCGCTGACGAACAAGAGGAACTTCGTGAGAAAATGAAATACACACTTAACAAACGCCGCTGGGAGTAGCACATGCCTGCTGAGATTTATACCAAAACGGGAACAAACGTCGCTGACGTAGTCAAGCGTCAATTTGGTGACCCCGATGGCCGCCAGATTACTGACGCTGACATCCTGCGCTGGATTAACACCGCTCAGCAGGAGATTGTCTCTCAGAACCCAATCCTCAAAGAAACCATTGTCACTGGCGTAGTTGCAGGGCAAGACGTGTACGAATACCCATCTCAAGAAGTTCAGTACATTGAAGCTTTGCACTACAACGGCGTACCATTGGAGCCTTACACATTCCAGGAAGCGCAGAACTACATTCTTCAGCGCAAGGTTGAAACGACCATGGACAACGCTCGCCCTGTTATTTGGTACGAGCGTAATGGTGAAGTTTGGCTGTACCCTAAACCAGACAAGACCATTGCTGATGTTCTGAAAATGTTCTATATCAAGCGCCCAGCCGACCTGTTGTCACTTGCTGACCCTATCCAGCTACCTGACCGCTACTACCAGCGCATCATTGACCTCGTGCTTTCGCGTGCCTACCAGCTTGACGAAAACTGGGAAGCTGCAAAGTACAAGCAGGCTGAATACATCACTGGCATGGACATGCTTGCGAACCAAGAAAACGTGACCCAGGTAAGCACTTACCCTAGCGTCTCAGTAAGGGTTGAAGACCTCTAATGGCATTTAATGAGAACTCCGGGGTCCGTAACGATATCGTTATCAAAGGGTTTCCCCGCGGATATAACAACGTAAACGACATCACTACCATCGATGATGAAGAGATGGCTATTGTCGAAAACCTTGAGATTGACTCTAACGGTGGTCTCGTGTCGCGCCCCCCTATCGTCAAAGTAGCTGACTCTCCAGCTACTGGCGAAGCCGTTGACATGCTTGGCTACTACACCAACACGTCTGGAGTTCTCTTTGTTGTAGTTTCTTGCGCAAGTGGAACCTACTTGTACAACACGAACACTGACTTGTACACGAAAATTACAACTGTTGTTGGTTCTGGCTGCGCTCAGTGGGGAGGCAACCTGTATGTGTGCAGCTCTACAACTTCTGGAGGCTACTGGAACGGTTCTGCCTGGGTTTCACTCTCTACAGGTAACTACAAAATGCCAAAAGGTGAGCAGCTTGTTTTGCACAAGTCCCGACTGTTCATGATTTCGCGCGAAACTGGGACGGACCGTAGCCGCGTCTTCTATTCACGCCTCACTAGCGCTGGCCCTGTTGTCACAAGCATTAATGAATGGAATGTGTGGCTAGCTGACGGAAACGACTTTTTTGACGTTTCCCCTGGAGACGGTCAGCAGATTACAAAACTTATCTCCGGACACGAAGAAATTTTTGTATTCCGCAACCGCAGCACATACTTCTTCAAATACGACACAAGCATCACAGACTCTGCAATTTTGCAGATGGTTGACGCTACTGTCGGCGCGGACAACTCACACTCTGTAACCCAGTACGAATTCTCGTACATTGTCATGAGCAACGGCCGCCTATACCGCTTTGTGTCTTACCAGTTCTACCCACTCAACGACCCCATGCGTGTAGAGATTCGTCCAGGTGGCGGTAGTTCAACTTTGCATGTTAAGTCAGCGCTATCGACACTGGGTCGTCGCGCCATTCTTTGGTACGGCGGAATCACGTACGTACTTAACCTTGACGATGGTACGTGGACTACCTGGAATAGTCCAACTACTGAGCTTGCTTACTGCGTTATTGCGCCTCGCACGCAGGGTGACCTCAGCCCCGACACTGCATACGGTGTCAGTGGTGCTACAGGTAACGGCTTCTACGGAATCTACCGAATCTCAGACACATACAACGCGCTAGATTCAGAAGAAATTGTGTGCACCATGCAGACAAAAGCTTTTGACTTTGGCTCTCCCGATAGCTGGAAGCGCATGTTCTATTGGGACGCTGACGTGTACACCGCACGCAACGTTGTCGGAACAGCTACCCCACTTCAGCTTTCCAACATTGTGCCCTCATGGGATGACATCGAGACCGCTGGAAAAACGTGGGATGACCTTGAGGACGCAACGTGGGACAACATTATGGAGAAAAATCCAGACATTGTCAGCACAATTCAGTACCCAGCAAACGGTCCTTTCCGCGTAAACGTAGCGTTCCAGCGCGATATGCGCTTCCGCCGCGCAGCGTACAAGATTCAACTCACTACTGATGGCACTAACGCAACTGGCCCTGTCCGTATTGTGAGTCTCAGCGTACATGCTGTGCTCAAGAAGGTTATTCCGACAATTATCCAGTAACATTGGGTATCATTGGATAAACAAAGTCTCAGCTTGTAAGGAGCAAACATGGAGCGAAACCCACTACTGGGCACCTACGCGTTTAACCCTTACGCTGCGGGCGCTAAGCACTATGGAGCAAACGCAAGTTCTGCTCCTACGTCTGGCCCCGTTGACAAAGCTGGATATATCGAACGTGAAGCAAACAATCGACTGAAGCGCAACGTAATGCTTCAGTGGATGCAAAACAACTCAATCGGCGCACACGGCAGCGCTGACGCTATGAGACGAGGAAACTAATGGACCCCAAGGCACTACTGGTTGCACAGCTTCAGGCTATGCAGGGAGGTCAGGGCGCACCAGCTCCTGCTGGTCCACCTATGCCGCCTCAGGCTATGGGCGCTGCGCCTATGGGGCCAGGCGAACCTCTTGGCGACCCCACTTCTCCCGACAACACTCCAGAGCACGAGAACGCTGAATCTCCTGAGCTCGAAAAAGCTGAAGGTTCAGAAGAGGACATGGGTGGCGAGGCATACAGCCACGCTGACATGATTGCACACCACGACTCCATTGCTGGACTTATCCAGGTATTGGTTAACATGACTAGCGCTGGTGCCCCTAAGGCATCAAAGATTGGCGTACCTTCGCAGATTGAGAAGCAAAGCGCTTCATCCAAAGGGTACTAATCATGGCTACCGACGCTGACTACTTCAGAAGCGACGCGATTTTCCGCAACCAGGCGGGGCGCGAGCAGCAAAACCTGTACGACACTCTCGCACAGCACCTTTACGACCGTACAAACAAGTACCAAGGTATTGACACTGCTCGCCGCGATTGGGGCACTAACCGCAACAAAGCTGGCACTCAAACCGCTGAAAGCATGGCTGCTCGCGGTCTGCTTCAGTCTGGTATTTACAAGCAGAACCTTGACAACACTATGACTGACTTTGAAAAGCAGGCAAAGACTATTGACGAGGGTGAGCAGGAAGTTCAGCAGCAGTACGGCACTCGTGACTCTATGGTCGCGCTGCCCGCTCAAAACGCTATTACCGACCAGGACTACAACGCTCTGGCTAAGGTTTATGGCCTTCTCGGCTCTAAGGGTGTTCAGGCTGGAAACCAGTACACCAACGCAATCAACGCCCTTCGTGCACAGAGCGCTCAGCGTTCTCAGCAGAACCTTACAAACACTCTGGGATGGTAAAAAATGGTTGACTGGAATAACGGAAACTACAACATCAACTACGGCAAAAACCAGACCGTAGGCTTTGACCCTCAGAACCCTGGCGCTTATGCGACCACTGGTAACGCTGTCAGCAAAAGCAGCGCTCCCCCAGCGGTAGTTGCTGCTGCTGCTGCTGCCCAAAAAGCAAAAACAACTAGCACGCAGGGGTACACCTCTGGCGACTACATGAAAAAGGGAATTATCCCCTCTGGGAAAAAGA